CCAGCCGTAGAGAAGTTGCATAAGGGCCATGTGCTGAGATACCCCCTGGTAAGCGAACAGAGCCCCCTTCTTCTTCGCCACATCCTGGTCTTCTACGTACACCGAATGCTTGCCCTGGAATGACTTGCGAATGGTCGCAGTTTCCACGTACTTAGTAAGCCCTAAAGATTCCAACTGCGAATCCAGCCACGCCTCATCATGCAATTTCGTCTGATCCTGATTGCCGTAGTTACGCGCACCCGGACCCAGCCCCATGCGCACGATCTGACTCTTTATGAAAATGCGCTCATCATCTTCATCGGGTATGCCCATCGCCTTCGCCGCATCCACGCCCATGCGCGTGAAGGCTTCTGCCAGTTCTGTCTCCCGATCCGCACCTTCTGGAATACGGATGCGGAATCGACCCTGGAGGAAAGTGGAGGCATTGGACTTCGCAAGCTCAATGTTGGTTCCCGCCTCAGTCGTACCAACCCACGCACTATAGGTCTTGTGCGCACCATCCACCTCCATAACCTTAGAGCTTTCTGTGACTATTCCCGTTTCCTTGTCGTAATTTGGTTTAGAGTACGACGTGTGCGAATCCGGAACTTCCGTGGAGTAGAAAGACATAGATCCAGACTTTAACTGCTTACCCGTTGGATTGCGGTCAGCCAGGTTGCCCGTGAATTCGTAGAACACCTTCCCGGTGTGATCCTTTACCTTGCGCACGCCCAACTGATAATCATTGAGCACCCCAGCTTTCCCGAACCGGATGCCCATCCCGTATGAACCCAGCTTCATCCCGTCCAACATCGCAACATCTGTGCGATTGTTTGGGGCAATCTCCCCATCCATCGATGGATCGTATGTGGGCAGCCCCTTGCCCATGAATGACTTGGGTTGCTCTGGTATCTTGTAGTCCGGGACAACCTCAGACACGTCCCCGGCCAGATCCGTTTTCTTAAAGAACTGCATCACGTAGGAATTGCCGGTAAGCGGATCCCCAGTCGGAGTCAGTTCATACTTGTCCACGATGCCTTTGAGGTACCCGACCCCGTTCTCATCCGCAGGCGCAACCTTCAGAGCCGACAGGGTGTCATCGCTTTTGTGATCCTTGAACTTCACAAACCCAGGCTCACTCTCAATCTTCTTGCTCTTTGGTTCTGTGACTGTCTTTGTGTCGAACGCAGTCCCAACCGGGTACATCTTCCCGTCCGGACCCTTCGTGGTTGTGGAGCCCGGGAACGCCTTCTTCAATTTGTCATTGCTGATTTTCCAGAAAGAACCCAGGGGAGAATCGACTGAAGTGATCTTGCCGAATACCTCCTTCAACTTGGTATCCAACCCAGGCTCTTCCGAACCCAGGAGCACATTGCCCTTGCCATCTTGCCGCGCCCAAATCTTGCCTTCCCACTCTTTCCCCAGCTTCGCCTGGAGATGAGCCAAACCAAGGAGTTGCTGCTTCGCAGTAATGGTCGGGTAGTCCTTTGCCCACGCAGCAACTTCCTTCGCCTTGGCTATCAGTACCTCCTGCTCCGCCTTCTGCTTCGCCAGCTTCACCTTCAGCTCTTCCAGCTTTTTCTTCTTCGCAGCTTCCTCTTCAGCCAGCTTCTCTTTCTGCGCAGCCGTTAACGGCTTTGGCGCGGGCATGGTCAGTGTCGTGGGCTTACTCGAATTGGGAGAATCCAGATACTCCTGTAGCTCACCGGATCCCTTCTCAACACCGTTCTGCGCTTTCCAGACTCCCTGCGGGCCATCGGCCATCTTGGTGTACTTCCAATACTGCCCGGACTCAACAACCACCGAACCCTTTGGCGCATCACTCAGCACCTGAATCGACGGCTTCTGGCTCTTATACGTTTTGAAAACTTTCTTTGCGGGCTTCTTGAGCTTGGCCGTTTTGACTTTCTTCGTTGGGGGCTCCCACCCGTTCGGATGAGCTGTCCAGACTTTACTGGATGTACCCTCCAATTCATCGGTGACTTCAACCGGGTCTTCGATATTTTTCCACTTGCCAAGTTTATTATCGCCTTCGACAACAACCCAGGTATGCTGCGACATTTTTTTAACTTGAACCTGGTCTTCCTCATTCCAGAAAGATGCGCCAATAGGCATCATCGGCAAGATGTGATTTTTCATCTTGCTATATCCGTATTGGCTCATGTCGAACGTAGCTGGAATATCATCACCCAGGGGCTGGCCCGCATGTCCTTGTGCTGTCCAACCAGGCGGATGAAAAACCCAGTTCTTTCCTACCCCACCAGACATAAAATCCAAAACAACCGAATGCTGAAGTGTGCTGGTCTCGGTTGCTCCATCCGATAAAAAGAATTGACCGGATACCTTCTTCTCCACCATTTTTAAATTGTTTGGATTCAGGATTATGGAACCCGCTGGCATCTGGTTGAAATTCTCTTTCAGGGTAAAGTACGGGTAAGTATCCATGTTCAAACTTTTCGGGATACTGTCGGGCATCGTTTCCCAGTTGTCATCCGATGGGGTTGCCGGAACTTCACTGGCCTCCACCGCTGGCATCTCAACCACCGTGTCAGCTTGCAACACATGAGTTGGCAAAGTCAGAAATACACCCCACTGGTTTTTCTTAGGCATGTAATGGGCCAACCCGTAGTCCAAAAGGATCTGACCGAAATCCGATGCTGCCTCTTCCGCCTTACTGTTGATAGCGATTATCGAATGGCCCGGCTTCTTAGCAGGCTTGATTTTGAACTGGTCCCCATACTTCTTCGCAACCGCATGCTCTTCCAGTGCCTTCTGAAGTGGCATCGTAACCTGAACCGGGGTTGCTTTTGCCGCGTCCGATGCAGTCTCCACCGGGCCATCGATTACCTCATCAACAGTAGGCAGACTGGAGACACCCAAACCTTCCTTCAGAGACTCAAAGGTTTCTGTGGCCGCATACTTTTTGCCCAGCCCAAAAACCTTCTTCAACTGGTTGGCATTCATCCCCGCTAATTCTGGAATGACGGTTGCAGCTTCTTTTATCGCTTTGGCAGCCGACATATTTTTGCCGAAAACATGGCCCGGATGAACATCCCCTTTATCATCGATAATCGCGCAACTGTACTTATCGGCAGGTTCGCTCGAACCATCAATCTTCCAACCTGGGTTGGCTGTCACGAAATAGAACAGCTTCCCGTCTGCTACGCCTGAAAAGAAAACGCCGGGAGGTGGAGCCCACGCAGTCCACCCAGGGTTTTTCTCCGCAAGGGAATGACCTCCTTCTTTAACTTCCAACCACTTCTGTTCTGCCATTACATCGAAGCCACCCATAAGTTTAGACTTCTGGATTGTCGTAGTCCCCGCAGGCAAATTGGCGGTATCGAAATGCGCGTTTTCCGGAATCTTCTTTTTGTTGGGCTTCTGCTTCTTCTTTGGCTTCTCTTCTTCTGGTTGCTTCGCTGCGCTCACGAAGATAGGCGTCCCATCCGTGAAAATATCAACCAACTCATTGTGCATCGGGACGGAACCATATACCTGCGGACCATCATCCCCCTGTGGTGGCACTTTTTCTACTTTCCAAGTAGAATGGGCTCCTAATCCCCCTGCATCCTGTTTTGTATAGTACCAATCAGCCCCCTCAAATTTGGCCATGTAAACCGTGCCGGAAGGAGCATCAATCAGACTCTGAACGGAAGGTACCGTGCTCACGTTGTGGAAATAAGTTTCCTCCCCCTTCACCGGATGGGACAACACAGGATCCTTATCTTCTGGAACACCCCATTCAACCGGCTCTTCACTCACCGTGACATCGGCACCTTGGTGGAATGCAGTTTGCAGATCGTCTTTGGCGATGGCTGAACTGAGCGTTACTACTTCACCCGAAAGCGAACTGGAAACCTCCCAGGCATTCGGCCCCGCTTTCGTAAAAACAGAACTCTGCCCATCATCGTAGACCACAACAAACTGCATCCCCGTTTTCATGCCCTTCAGCACTTCAATAGAAGGAATGCCCGGCACCTTCAGGAACTTATTCTCTTTCTTCCCAGGCGCATCGCCCGAATAGATCTTAAAATAAAAAGTGTTCTGCTCCTGTGCTGCGTAATCCGACTCCAAATACCCAGAAACTTTCTTATTGGTCGCACCATCCTTAGCCACATCCCACGTCTTACCGTCCTTGCTGACTTCCCAATAGTCATTGTCTGCGTCCGCATCATGGATAGTTTTTGTGTACGTGTAGACATCACCCAACTCAAAGGCATCGGCAGACGTGCCCTTAGTCTTATCAAAAACCTGGGTGAGCACTGTCCCCGCAGGCATCGCCGCTAACACGTCTTCTGTGGGCGGGCCACCAGTAAAGATTTCGTTCCCGGCGGATGGCTTTGCTGCCACTGTATCCGGTTCCCCCGATTCGGGCATCTTCACCATCACAGGAACGTCATCACCCACCAATGTCCAAATATCAGTAATAACCGAATCCTCCATTGCTCCAGTCGGATCCTCCCCTGCCTTTATGTGCTCCCAGTTGTTCTCACTGATTTTTTTCCAGAAATGGATCCCATCCGAATAGGCGGTCTTGATCTGCGTACCCACAGGCAAACCCTGAACGTCGCTCACATTAGGCTGGGGAACAGCGTCCCACCCCCAGTTTGGTGCCTGCTTTACCTTGACATTGTTCAATACCTCCCAAGCGACAAGCATACTCTCATTGGGGGACAGCTCTCCCGCATCCGTTGGCGCAGTATGCTTCCAATTCTTCCCATCTATTTTCGTATAGGTGTGCGTAGTAAAATCTTCAGCCACGCCCTTCAGTTCGGTCCCCACCGGCCACAACATCACTGTTTGCAAATTAGGAACCTTGGGCATCGAATCCCAATTGTCTTCAGACTCACCGCCTTCAGGCTTCTTAATATGAACTTCTTTGGAGAGATTCCAGATATTGGGCAGTTCCGTGTAATCCACGTTCTGTTCCGGCATGTAATCGTTTTTCCAGATTTTCGGAGCTACCTTTGTCCAGATGATGTCATCCTTGCCAAATTTCTTATCCGCCTTTCCCGCACCAACGCCCTTCAGCTGTGTGCCTAACGGATAGTTTTTGAAATCACTGAACCCGGGCTGGAGTAATTCTTCCCAGCCGCCTTCCAGTTCAGGGAACTTCACATACTCCGCATCCTCAGTCGCCTGCATATCGTTCAGGAGTGTGCTGGAGGGAGCAGTAACTTCGGGCTCCCCCTCCATAATGTACGACCACTTCCCATCGGGCTTCTTGGTGGCAATCCAATCACCCAGCTTCACCTGGGTGCCTTCCGGCCACCCATCGATGTCCGAAACGCCCACCTCAGGCACAACCTTTTCCCAGCCCCCACTGGGTGAATCATCTTCTGCGTCCGGGGGTGTCTTCCCCGTGGACTTCGTTGGGGCAACGTAGACCTCATCATTCATAATGCCCAGGATGTAGTCGTTGAATCCCTCATCGGAGAGATCTACCCAGTCGTCGTACTCCCCGTTCTCATAACGCTTCCACGTATAGGGTCCGCTGTCGGCAACCTTAATCCATTGGATATTGAAACCATCCGCCGGGAAGAAATACTCGGTGCCAATCACGTCCGACTTTATTTCAGCTAAGGTCGGGAAATGATTCTGCCATGACTGGAGAACTTCTGTCTTTTTGACCTGATCTGCATTGGTCAGCGAACCAGACTGGTCCAAGAACCACTTATCTAACCCCGCGTCCGACAGCGTATCGGGAGCCCCAAAGATTTTCGGTCCCATCCTTTTCCAGAGATTATTATTGGCTTTGATCCACGTAATCGGGCTATTCACCCCGGGCAATGCCACAACATAGGATGTTGAGTTTGGATCATTCTGCAAAGTCTCTAAGTCTGGAATGCTAACCGCTGGTTCCGCCTCAATCTCAACCACCTTCTTCGGGTTGATCCCAAAAAACTTCCAACCACCACCACTAGGAATTTTGTTGGTATTGTTCTTGGCTTTGTAATCATCCGCGTCCACGTAGCCCTTCTGCTTCACCCACACGTAATCGCTGGCTGCGCTCAAGGATTTAAAAGTCTTCAAAGTGCCGAAATGCGGAATATAAATTTCAAACTGGCCATCTTCCTTTGCCAGTAATTCCACGTCTAATTTTTCCGTTGCAGTACCTATCTCAAACTTCTTTTTAACTGTGACCTTTGCACCTGGAGGCATCGGACCTTTGTAGTGCTTTGGCGCACTTTCTGGAATTACCGCATCCTTGGGTAGCTCCGCTTCCGGAGCAGAACCGACCAGGGGCTTTGTCTTGGGTTCTACAGGTTCCGAATCCGCACTAGGAACCTTGGCAAAGTCCTCCATGAAGTCTGGTAATTTATATTTAAGATCAAAAATCTCCATGGACCCAAAATCGGCCAAACCCGAAACAGAATGAGCCACCGTGGGATCGTCAACATTCCATATATCAAACACCACCTGGAACTGCTCACCATCACTGGTCACAACTTTTTTGAATGTATGCAGGGGTGCTTCCAGATTAGGATCCTTCAACTGATACAAAGTGCCTGTGGGATGATTCCCCAACATCTCTTTAATGGCACTCTCATCTTTGGGCATGGACTCCCAATTGGCTGCGCTGGCTGTCTCCTTCTTGACAAACTTCAGACCAGTATCCGCTCCCAGATCATACGCATCGTCAATTATACTGGGGGTAAGCACACCCATGTCCTTAAACGTCACATCCTCATCATTATTTTTATACTTCTGCCAGAGCCGATACCCCGGATCACCGTTCGCCTTCACAAAAGCAGTCACAATGATGACTGCCCCCGTAGCCTGGGAAGTCAACTTCATTGCTGTGCCTGGTATAATAGCTGCGGGCCAATTCTCCCCAACTGTTTCCCCGTGCGCCTTCATGAAATCCTGAACCTCAGTGGGCAGCATCCCAGGATCAGAGATGATCCCATCGGGCTCATTTTCAAGTAACTGGACAATCGAAACTTCATCCTGATCCGGCTCCACCAACCCTTCTTTTTCCAGACTTTTCGGATCCATCTGGTTGGGACTGATCTCACCGCCGCTGTACGCGCTCGCAAACTCCTTCTCAAACAACTTGAACTTGAGCCCGTAGGAACCCAGCGTAATGCCCTTTTCCTTCTTATCTGTTCCCGACATGAGGATTGGAAGTTTGTTGTGAAACAGATACAGGCTGTCCCCGGCAGCATTCGCAGACTTGAACTTGGACTGCTCCCCGTCCGGGTAGGTAATCGTGAACGTGGGCTTCCCCGGCTGAATCATCGATTCACCCACGTAGACCTGGTAAACCTGCCCTTTGTACTTCACGGACATGAAGCAACCCGGACCAGGGATGCCCTTTGGCCATTCCCCGCCCGCAGGAGGTGGCTCACCGGGGTTGTGGACCGTAGCGGTCCCCTTGCCCTTCCCCTTGGTTATCGGCCACCCAGTGGGCTCTGGCTGCGCCTCATCGGGTACCGGCTTGGTGGCCCCGCCTTCGATCTTCTTGACCGCAGACTCCACCTTCACCGTGGTCTTCTCTTTCGCTTCTGGCATGGTCTCGAAATTGTCTTCACCCACGCCCACTTTCGGAATGACCACCTGAACATCGAACTGCTCTGAAAAGAACGTCTCAAAATCACTCCGCATGCTATTCTTCCGGTCCAGCATCTTCTGGAGTAACTTCTTCGGATCCTTGCCGTGCTCCTTCTTCGCTTCTGTGAGATACGGACGCAGGATCTCAGTGAACTGGACATCGGAGATCTTTTCAATCTCACCAATCACCTTTGCCGCCGCATCCACGAACCCATCCGTGGAGATGTTCCCGGCCTTCACCTCATTCCAGAACTTGTAATAGATGGCATTGCTGGGATTCTGTGAGCCCGTGCCTTTGTAGGCTGGATCCAACTTGTCCTTGCCTATCCACTTCCACGCCTGTCCCTTATCAATCCCGTTCATCTTCTCACCGTCCGCAAGGAAATTCCCCGCGTGCGGATCGTGGTTGGAAATGAACCAATCCAGAATTTCGTGCTCTATGACCTGGAGCCGGTATTTCTTCAGATACTTGGAAGGTGGATCACTGTGCGAACTCTGGTTGAATACCTCACCATCCAGACCGGAGAGAAGCACACCCTTCTTCCCATCGATCTCCACCATCTGGCCTTCAGCAATCCTGTCACCCAGCACCAATCGGCCCAGGCGCAACGCCGCTTCTTCTGCTCTGGCAATAACCTGGCTTCCCTTTTTGAAGAAGAAGGATTTCCCGTTCTTGTCCTTCATGTGCCACACACCGTGGCTGCCCACGGTATCCACATGCTTCAGGGTGCTCAAATCATCCGGGAACACGCTATTTTCGTGCTGACCGGACGCAATGTGAGCGGCCCACGCCGCTTTCTGCCCCTTGGGAGGCTTCAAAGGCTCGCCAACGTAAGGTAAAAGCTGTTCCATGAGGATGATAACGGTATTCCCTATGGATGGCTTGCCCTCAACTCCGAACGCCTCAGACATCATCTCTGCGGCTTCTGGATTGACCCGCACATAGTTCGTGGTCGCTTTGCCGGGGATACCCAGGCTCTGCAACCACGCCACAATCGATACCAGCTCACCCGAACCCATGTCCGATTTCGACTTGCCTTTGAAGTGGTCTTTGGTCGCTGCCAGCGATTCCGCTTTCTTCGACCCCGCGTAGATCGGTTTCCCATTGCTGCCGTACCCAATGATCTGACCGCCCTTGGGTCCGATAGCAATGATCGGGATGCCCTTCCATTTACCCAGAATCGCCTTAAACAGATCGTCCGGGCAATCCAAGAATGCTTTGATCAGTAATGCCATTTACTTACTCATATTTAAGTCGTTTGCCCACTTCGTAATCGACCTCAGTGACTATCTGAACCACACCGGTCTTCTTGTCGAACTTCTTTGGCTTCTTCTCATCTTCCCGGCCCTTTCCCGCCGGGGCATTCGCAATCCGCTTGGCTACTTCCGCCACACTGATTGCCGGGGTTGCCCCGTCTTCCGATTTTTCCAGAATAGGCATGCTCTTCCTCATCTTCGCCTCCTTCTTGAATCGCTGGACAAAGGCCGCATCGTGGATCTCATCTTGCTGACCCCGGCCACCAGACCATTTGAGCCCTGGAGGAAATCCCCTGCTATCAAACAAAGCGAACTCATCCGCTTCCCGCGCAATGCGCTCAAAATTGCCTGGGATGACCTTGTACGCTTTCCGAATGATGTCCGGGGTACCCTCAGGAGGCGGCCCAGTGGGAACAAACCTTCCGGTCTTCTCCGCCCTCTCAGATGACCGACGCACCGCTTCTTCCATGTCCACATCGGGCATAAGCAGCTGGACGTGATACCCCTGCTTCCTCAATTGCTCTACCTTGGCAATGTGCTTGTCCGCAGACTTTCCGGTCCCGTCCAGCACGATGTTCATGCCCTCATCGATTGCCCTATTGTACACTTCCCCGGCAATGTCAGAGCTTTCTTCATGAACCATGAACGCTGCGTCCCGGGCCGATGACTTCTTGCCCTCATATTCAAATTCCAGAGCTTGGCGATACTCAGGCAGCATCTCCTTCACGTCATCCGGATTCACATTCACGAAGTCACTGAACTTGTCTCCGGTCATCCGCTTGACTATCGAAGTCTTTCCAGAAGCTGGCCCGCCCATAAGCACAATCGCTGTCTTCTTCGTGCCCTTCGCAGGAGGCGTTACTCCATCAAAAAAGGCATTGATGATCCTGTCGTGCACCGACTTCCTATTTCTGGAATAAACAGGTGGGTCTTTCGACACGCGATGTCCCCCATCATTTACCAGATCGGCAGTCTCCCGGGGCATGCCCGGCATGTGCTGGATCCAGTTACGCCTGGTTGGTGTCTTTTCAGGTTTGCCCTTCCCCGATTTCTTCTCACCGCCCACCTTCACGTACTCATCCTTCTTCACCCGCTTGTATCCACCTGGTGTGATTCCACCAATTGGTGTGACCCCTGCTTTGTTCAACAGGAACCGCTCCGAATTTTCCAGACTCTTCTCTGTCGAATCACCATCCAAGGGAATCGCGTGCTCCCGGGCCAAATCGGAATCCACCCGAATGTCGTAGAACAGACCAGCCAGCTCCGGGTACTCCCGCTCCAACTTCAATGTCCGCTGACCACCCACCCAGGATTTCGCATACTGATTAGCCACTCGCATCCCGCTCCGGGTCAGTACGCCTTCTTCCGATTGCACCGGTTGTGCTTTTTTCAGATCCATCACAAAAATTTGTTTACGCATCTTCTTCCCTTTTCACTGGGGTTCTTTTCGGTTTCTTCCTATCGCCAACCTCAACCGAATTGGCAGGCAGGCCAGAATTCCGAATATTGTACTGCTTCAAATATGCCATGAACCGATCCGCATCCTCCCGCGCCAACTCACCGAACTCCTTGAACTGCTCTGGAGTAACTATCGGATGCACCAACGAATACCGCTCCATGAAATCGTAGACCTCCCGGTCCACATGCAGCGCGTCATCAATCCCGAACGGATTGCTCTCTATGTAGTCATCCACACCTGGGGCATTGTCGGTCTTGGCTTTCTGCCGTGGCTTTTCTGGAATCATGATCACATGATTGATCCCCAGCCCGGGACCGGGACCACGGTTGCCCGCCGGACTCTGACCCGCCCCCTCAAGCTGGGACAACGACTTGGCAGCGGGCTCATCCATCGGAATGACGTAGAGGATTCCAGACTTTCCCATCTCCCCCTTCTTTGGCCCCGTGTTGCTGATCCAGCGTTTGAACTGATCCATTGGCATCGGAGAGACCGTAAGGAAGTATTGGTCCGGGAGATCGTAGTGCGTCCGGTAGCAGGCAACTGCCTCCTTCTCATTCGGGAAGCCCAGCATGCACTTGTCTTCATCGTACCGACCTGTGCCGGGATCTCCCTGGTGGACCACGAAAGCATTGCTGGCATTGGGATCCGGGCCAATGAACACATCGATCTCATCCTGGTCCGCACCCTGCGTGCCTTCGATGTAGCCATAAGCCACATACATCTGCGTGATCCCTGTGTTGCCGTCCGCATCCTTCCACGTCCGCTTCGTGCCCTTCCGATTCTCAATCGCTATCGGGAGCCCCTGGAACTTGAGATGCCCCTGCAACTTGAACGCCTTCTGTAGATCATCTTCAGCCAGCATCGCCAGTTCCAGCTCTTCTTCATCCGCGTAGACTTCACCGAACTCACCGCCGGGGACCACCTCCCCTTCTTCGCTGAATCCCCAGCCTTCTGGAACGCGAATCATCTGGCACTGGCAGTTCGGATGGACCGTGCCGATCACAGCCCGCCAATCCGCCGCTTTGCGCCCCACATTGGTCCCGTTGTTCTCCAGCGTGGACAAAGTGAAGATTCTGGGTTGCCCGTCTGGACCGATGTGCAATCGATTGCAATGCGGGCAGGCGTCCGGCATTGGGATTTTAGCGACCCTCACCCCGGACCCGTACTCTTTACGGTAACTGTCCGCCACGCCGGTCTGCATGGCTGTCTGCTTCTCTGTGCGTGCGATACGGTCCCAGTCCCGCTCCCAGTCCTTGGATGCCCAGCCCAAATCGGTCTTTAGTTGCTTCACCGTCTCCCTGCGGGCAATGTTCTCTGCCGTGGTGGTACGAATCTCAGACTCCAGCTCTGCCCGCAGTTTAGCATCACCCTCAATGATGATTGCACCGGTATCAAGCGATACCGTATTGCCCAATCCTTGGCAGTACTGACCCGCATTAAAAATGGCCATCTGGACCGCGTGCTTTTCGTTGTCCGACAACGGAACCGGGTTCTTTGCGATATGGCTCCGGAACTGATCGTAAGACATATTGGAGACCTGTAGGCTCTGCAACTGCCCCACCAACTGCCCGTACAAATAGGCATCCTGGATGGACTCCACAGACACATCGACCAAGCCCTTGTCTTTGAGGTGCTGGAGCACTTCTTTGCTCACACCTTCTTCACCCAACGCATTCACAATAAACGCATCATGGTGATCTTCAATGATCTGCCTGATCTCCTGAAGTTGCTCTGGGCTTAACAGCATCCGTATTCACCGATCACCATTTCTTGAGACCTTCAGCTTCCTCATCCACTGGTTCAAATTGCTGAAACATCCGGTCAATCACTTCCACCAAATCAAACCGGTTGCTCTCCCGCGCCCGAAGCAGACACTCTTCTTTCGCAGTATCCACCGGGAAGTACATGGTCTCCCACATCTTGGAGATCCACATTGCTCTGCGCTTCACGGTCGTATTGGTCGCATCAATTATCACCGTGGTGTGGCCCGCAATGAACAGCGCACGCACCATGTACTGCGCAACCGCCCACACCATGGGCTCCGCCTCAGGAATGAACGGCTCACCGTGCAAAGCCAAACGAATCGCGTCTGGATTCACTATCGGGAAATCCAGCTTCTTTGCGATGGTTGATTTTCCAGACCTTGGAAGACCCATCATCAAAAGCAGTCTATTCATGCTCATTGTCTACCACCTGGTAAAAGGTGAGCCCGTTGTCATCCGCATGCTCTTCCGAATGATCGAACGCACCTGTTAAAATTTCTTCCGGGATTCCCCTGGGAAACGCATCACATGAGAGATCCCCCCGATACCTCAGACATTGCCAGCATTGTGCGGTCTGCATATTTATGCCCCCTTCTTGAGCGAAGCCCAGTCCGTTGAATCAATCCCCATCGCCTTCAGTGCATCCTGTATCCAGGGAGCCACCTTCGTACCATCGCGCCTGAGAACGGATACTTCAGCCCAGCATTCATGTGGGTTGGTGGATCCATAGGGAGAGACCGTGCTGGAAACGATATTCGTGCCGTTCGCCTTGTCCGCCTTCAGCATTTTGACCGCGTGCTTTTTCCAGACATCCCACATCGAAGTATCTCCCTTGGGATTCAGATGTCGCATCACGAAGCCCTCTATGTGACCGAACTCATGACGCACCGTATTTAGCACGTTACCCGTTCCAGAAAATCCCCCGTTATCCTTTCCAATCACGTAGCTGTCCGTGAAGTAACCGTCCGCAATAATCATCACGCTTTTGGTGTATGGCTTCTTGGTGTACGGATGCGCAACCGCAATCGCCCCGCTCAAAGGCAACCCATGAGAGAGATCCATTGCGTGTTTGCCCTTCTTCCCTTCAGCCACTTCTGCGGGATTCTGGGCCGCCCATTCCTTGAGCTGACTGGACGTGCCCAGAAACTGAATGTGGTCCCTCACCATAGCGTGCTGCTCCGACAGTGCCTGATTGCAGGCATTGGCTACGGGCAGGGATGGATAGTCCGTGTAGACCCCCTGCGCTTTTGCCCAGTCGTTGGCTTCTGCCACCGTCTCATGGGCCGCCCACTCTAAAGTTGGATGGCCCGGCTCGGCCACCTTTCCAGAATTGCTCGCCTGCGCCTGGGTCTGAGTTTTCTTTTTGGGCTTCTTTTCCGGCTTAACCAGCTTCGGGATAAGATCCTTGGACACTGAGATCATCACGTACTTACCGCCCACAATGATCTCCCCTTCCAGATTGTTCTCCTGCTTCAACGACGCAAGGAGACTCATCTGCTCCTTTGGCACCTTCAACATCACCATGCTGGGATCTTTTTTGTTCGGTGTGATCTTGCCCCCGGCAGTCTCCACCTTCTTCTTGATCTTATCCGGGGCATCCCCACGGTACGGAATCGTGTGAGCCGCATCTTCCCAGCGACCCCCACGGGGACCAATGTACAGCCCCTTCTTCAACCCCTGGTCCAGCACCTGCCCAATATCGGCAAGCATCAAATCAACCTGCTTGCCGTAGAGAGCCGCTGTCTTTTCGTGCAACGCACGCAGCACCGGATAACGCCACTGCCTGCCCCCGGGCTCCAGAGCCTTTTCCAGATTTTCGACCAGACCAGGATTCACAGACTGAATCACCTCCAGTACAGCCTTAATCAGATCTTCAGACTTTTCGGCTAACTCTTCCGGGGTAGCCTTGACACGAAATTCCATGACTCACCTCGCTACCCCGTTATGCCGACACATCTCCCCAAACGCAGTAACGACCGTTGAGCACAGCCGCAGCCGCAGTGATGTTCACCTGGTTAATGTCCGCTTCCAGAAAAACCTTCGCAGAAGACGTGCTCTTCCGGGCCTGGAATATCTCAGATCCCCCGTTCAACTTGAACGTGAAATCCGCATCGGCTTCCAGATAAATGCCCTTCACCGCAGTGATGTCCCCCAAAGCCAGATCCTCATTGGCCGCCGCTGCCACGGAAAACTTTCCAGAAGTCTGTTTGGTGAAGATGTCGATATTGACTTCCGCCAACGCATCATCCGGGCCAAACAGACAATCCTTCATGTCCGCATCATCGAAAATTCGGACGTTTACTTTATGACGAATTCTCATCTCTTTTCCTCTCTACCTTTTTCCAGACTTCGGGTAATTTAAGTTTGGGAACAGTCCGTGCGTACCTCCACGCATCATCCTCATGGGTTGTCGCCTTGCGAATCTCCCGATCCCCATTCTCAATCAAAGTCACTATGTACGTGGTCTTCACAGCCTCACAGTCCATTCCCGTATTTCACTTTTCTTGACCGCTTCTTTTTTCTTTTTGTCGAACGCAGATTCCTTTTCACCACCGGAATCTCCGCCTTCATCCTCAGGCTTGTCATCGTACTTGCTCAACATCTGCTCAAAATCCATCTCTTCCCCATCACCTTCTTCATCGCCTTCACCTGGTGGGAAACCCCCTTCTCCACCTTCTTCACCCGGCATGCCCCCGCCCTCTTTCATCTGATAAAATTGAATCCAAGTGGGATCCAGAATGACCTCACCTTTGCCGTCTGGAAGGGGAGGCAAATCGTCTTCAGCACGCAACTCATCGACCATCATAACAGTCTTCACCCGCTTGGTGTTTAGTTCTGCCATGTCATCCCGCGTTTGTGCATCCAGCCCCACGAAGTCAAACTCAAATTCCTCATTGATGGGCCACACAATGTACTTATTGAAATTACGGGCAGCAAAGCGGAGCAGGGGACGCAGACCACGCTCTTTCGATTCCGTGATCTTCTCCTTGTTGCTTGCCTCCTGTAAACCCGCTCCGGACTGACCTGTGTTGCCGTACTTGAAATTGATCTCAGTCGGGTCCATCGAATAGATAGAGCACGCCACTTTGATCAGAAAATCGAACCACGCAGAAAACTCCATGTCCCGATTGGATGTCTGCATGTTCACCCACTGCAATTCATCGGAGTTTACGATGGGTGTCCTCCAGGCATTCTCCACGGATGCGATCATCTGGTACCACTGGCGACGGAAGGTTTGGAGTTGGTGATCCGGGATGGCACCCTTGAAATTCAGAATGCCTTTTGCCGCTGATCCTTGGCTGAAGAAATTCTGATTGTACTCCCACGCATAGAGCAGGGAGGTGATGGTTGTGATGAGCATTTCCAGCTCACTCATCCCGTAGCCAAACAGCCGCAAATCTGTCCGGGGGTTGCGAATCCCGAAGCACATTTCCTCCTGGTTAAATTCGCTTATGACCATGCTGTCGTACACCTGAACCGTTCGGACTGCTTCCATGTCATCTTCATCGGCAAACGTGCTGGAGCTATCCGCCAACCGCATGGTGGCCGCATCCACCGCATACCACTCCGCCGGGACGCCTTTCCGATTCGGGACAACCTCAAAAGTCATCTGGTCGTACACCAAGCTGTCCCACATAATCCGACGCATGAACATCTCCATGTCATCCCGGCCCCGGGGGTTATCAGTCACCCCCGTGCGCATGAAGATCTGCTCCATATCCTGAATCCAGATTTTGTCTTGCTTCGTGGGCTCCTTCGCTGAATCGCGCAACTTCAACCGAAACCCCAGTTGGTACCGGTCATGTTGTGGTGTACAAAAACTTGCCATCTGGTTAATCCGCGTCTGAACGATTGCCTGGACAATGGGCATCTTGAACGTCATCGCCTTCAACGTCGCATAGGTCACAGCCGTTGGACGGTCTTTGTAGCCCAGTTGCTCAACAATGGCATACGGATCCCAGAACAAAGACTTCGGATTCGTGTTCGCCTTCTCAATGGACTTTGGTGTAGACTCACTCGCTGAATCAGATGACTCCTGCTTCTCAGAATCATCTTTAGCCCGTGGATTGCCATTGGCCTTGAACATCGTATTGCGTGCCCAGTCCGTAGCAACTTCGCCCACAGCCCCAACCGCAGTCAGACCAAGACGCGCAATGTTATCGCGCATTTTTCCCATGTGAGACCCCTTACTCTGTGTCTTCTACACCATTGGGCAGTACCAGCATCTCCTGGTGTGCCGGGGAGAGAACAGGCGGAAGTGATTTTTCCAGATTTTTCCCATCACCGCCGGACAACTCAATACCGGGCATTACCCGGGGATGGACCGCTCCATTGCCGCACTCCGGGCAGACAGCCAGCGACTTGGACATCACCGAATCGCACGCCGGGCAATTCACCATCGTGTTGATCAGCACCGATGATTTGGTGAGCGTGGGAGCCCCCATGGGATAGAACGCATCCGATGTCAGGATCTTCTCACAGGCAAGATCCGCATCGTGCGAATAGCCAATGACCCCATCGGGACTGGACTGCCACCCACCGCTTTTCTGGATGGGCTCCGGAGCCGCCGCAGGGGGCTTTACGCCAACCCCATACTCCTGGGTCTCTTCGCCCTTGCGGAGCCGGGAGACAGCTACTGCGTTTTCATGTGCGACCATATCCCGCTGTCCCTGCGGGATGGATCCGTTATCCATGCCCTTGCGGAGTGTCTTTTCGATGGGCTTCTTGTGGGGCTTCATCTGCTTCTCATCATCCTCATCATCTTCGGACAACTTCTTCTTGCCGACACCGGGAGAACCGATGGGCGGACCTGCGGATGAATCGTTGCTTCCGGACGTTTTGCCGACACCTGCCAGCTTGCCACCTTGCTCTGCTCCGGAGCCACCCAGGGTCGGTTCGCCTTTGGGCATCGGGTCCGATGCGTTTCCAAACTCTCCCAATTCTTCGATTCCAGACATTTCGTTATCTCCTTCCGACGATTTCTTTACCCAGCCAAGCCCTTCCTGGATTGCTTGACCGATATTCCCTTCCGTTCTTGAATACATTTTTGATTTTACCTTATCCGTGAATTTACCACCCTCAACTCTGACTTGACCCGAATCCTTGCCTCCCTTGTTGTCCCCTATGGATAGATGGACCACCGCACCCGGGAGTAGAATTTCCGTATTCCCTCCCCGATCCTTTATCTTGGCAGTCTTGAGATCAATTCCAGCCGCCTTTAATCCCCCGATTACCTGGGTACTCATCATGCTCAAGGCATGATCATAGGAAAGTACTTTACCACCTCCCGTTTTATCCCCGCCCTCTTTCCAGGCAATCTTGTGCGCGGCGTCCGCGTATTTCCCGCCCTTTGGCCCGATAAACGGACCGCCCTTGGCAAACTCTTCCAATGAATCGATTCCAGACATTTCCCTATCTCCTTCCAAAGACTTTTCGTAAGGGACGCTCTTCCCCTCTTTTGTGAACTTAAACTGCCGTGACATTTTCTTGGACTCTTCCCGGGAAATCTCTTCCCCGCTGTTCCCCCGGTAGTATTTCTTCTCCCCCGACGCTTTCCCCGACCCCCCATCCTTATCCGGCTTCTTCGCATAAGGCACACTGCCCCCGGTCTTCGTGTACCGGAGATTCGGAGAAATCTTCAGGGACTGCTCCCGCGTGATCTCCTTACCGTTTTTGTCGTAGTATTTCTCCGAACCCGTACCGATGTTCTGCTTCTGGCTTAGGGTTTCATGGTGCACCAAAAGTGAAATAGTGCCCGACCCCGGATCATGACTTATCTTGCCGGGCAACCCATAATTTTTCTGGAGATACTTCAACGCTCTTTCGTTCTTTGAATCCGATGAGACAGTGAGCTTCACGATCCCCTTATTCCCCGTTGGCTTCACCTCCATCCCCTTCCAATCCGAAATGTAGGCAGCCAACGTCATATGCTCTGTCATTGATGGGGACATGGGCTTCTCCGCGCCAACTTTCGCATACTCTTTCTTCCCAATTCGTTTGTAGCCACCAGGAGTGATTCCGCCAATTGGTGTTACCCCCGCCTTCGCAAACTCTTCCAATGAATCGATTCCAGACATTGCTCCCTCACTTTTCATGGTGTAGTAATCCTTTGGCAGATCCTTCGCAGCCTGCGCACGCTCCGCTGCAAATTTCTTCGCCTTTTCTTTGTCGGGCGGATTCGCTGCTTCGTGTTCTTTCCACGCAGTATCCAACTTATCCTGAATCGCCTTGACCTTGGGATGGTTTTTCAGCCCCTTGCCGTGGACCTTCTCCATCTTTGGCATTTCCAGATTTACCGCATCACCCAGAATCATGTCCTTGTACTTTTCGGGTTGCGCCTTCACCTGCTTGATCACTTCATTCCAGCGCACCTTATTGATCTGTACGTCCAGCGCATGTCGCTTGTCCGAACCCGCGCCCCCCATCTTGGCAGCACCCACCTTCACGTATTGATCCTTTGCGACCTTCTTATATCCGCCGGGAGTCATGCCCCCGATAGGTGTGGCCTTTGCGAAGTCATCCAACCCATCGATTCCCGACTTACCCAGGGGCAGTTCCTTGGGAGGCGCATCTATCTCCTTGCGCTCTTCATCTTCCGCTTCATCTTTTGCCAATTTTTCCTCACCCTCATCCACCTCAGTCATGGAAGACTTCCCGGCCTCATCGTGTATCTGTTCTTGCACCCTGTGGTGCGCAAGTTTCTTCTTCTCTTCCTCAGTCACTTCACGCTTCGCACCTTCTCTGGAAAGAACCGGATCACCGCGCCGGGACATGCGCTCCGCAGACTGGGTATAAATGCGCTTGCGTGCCGTGCGATGAACTTTGGCCGCCTCCCTGTGCTCCGATCCAGTCAAGTGTTTGTGGTGGTCCCCTGAACTTGCCGACTCATAGACCGGCTTACCGCCTGAGGTGTGGCCGATGATCTTCCCGCCACGCTTGCCGATTTCAGCCTTCGCAAACTCACCCAGCTTGTCTATTCCAGACATTGATTTTCTCACTTTCAACGCAGACAGTCTGCGCTCATCCGACGCTTTATGTTCCCGCTCATGGCTGTTCAGTTTCTTACCTTCCGGCCATGACGCCTTGTAGTGCGACCGATGGCAGTGGAGGCTGACTTGTCTTCCCCCTTCACCATTATGAAGAAACCCTTTTCCAGATTTTTCTTTGCGGGCTCATCCTTGATCGCTTTCGGCTTCTTCTCCGCCTTCTCCGGAGTGCTCCCACCCAGGTAGAACTTGCCCTTCTTGAACTGCGCTTTGCCACCCGCTCCGCCCTTCAAAATACCGGCCACCTTCTGCGATCCGTACTTCTTCACCAAGTCTTTGAACGCAGACACATCGCAGCCACCCTCACCCGCGCTCTCAATCGCCTTGAGCACCTTGCCGGATATGTGGGCTGACTCTGCATCCTTGCCGCTCACATGGGCATCCTTGGCTTTCCCGTACTCTTCTTCGTTGTAGAAATAACGGTACTTGCCGCCCTTGGTTGGCGTGCGTTTGTAGTACGTCCCGCCCCGGGGCTCCGCCTTGCGTAGATCGTCAACCGAAAATACTTCCACTTCGGACTTCTGCATCTGACCCCTCCAATACGATAGGCTCCGCTGTAACAACGCCTGTCGGAACGCCCCGTCCATATTGTCTTCCAGACATTTAGCCAGGATGGACTGTCTCAGTTGGACCTCATTGGTCGCACCCCTGACAGCCTCACCCAAAAAATCGACCCACTCACCCACCTTGTCCAACGATAGACCCATCCCCTTCATGACGCTGGCCAAAGTATGACGGGGCTCATCATTCGCCAAAAGGCGAGCCACACTGAATGGCTTCGGACGCTGGGTGGCCATCCTCATGATTTCCAGATTTTCCTTGCTGGGAACCTGACCTGGTGTGGACTGATTGCGGAACGCAGGTGGAACCTGGAGAGATTTAGTCATCGCGCCCATTTGTTTGAAAATGCCCATAATGTAAGGCCAATCCTTTGCGTGTCCCTGCTTCTCAGCAAGTCCCTTGGCTTTATTCCAGAGCCTTTCCTGCTCCCCTGTCTTGACCACATTCGCTGGCATTCGTGCTCTCCGGGTTATAACAACCGGCAATGAGCTGGCGCGGAGAGCGAACCCCTACCAACCCAAAGCCGGTAAGCTCAACCTAAAGGCTGTCTGGAATTATGGCAATAGATAAGAAAGGGACTGTTTAGGATCGTAGGGCAGCAACCTTTTTCTGGACACGCTCTATCAGTGGATCTTCCCCGTCCTTCATGAATTCAACCGGGACTCCCGTGGACGTGCTATCCCGGGGCTTCCAGTACATCTTCAGATTCGTGTAACTGTCCCGCCGGAAGATCGCGTCGTATTCTGGAAAGAACGTGTTGTGGAAACCCGACTGAATATCATAATCCGTATCTTGGTACTTGAACGTGGGATGGAAGGCTAGGTACCACACGCACTGATTCACATTATCCCGCTGGGTGTCCAGAACAATAACGCTGCTCATCATCAATTGCATCTCTTCCACGTTCTCACTCCACTCATCCACGCTCCGCTCATTCTCAAAAACACTGTATGGGATCCTGAACGTACCAAGTCTGGAATAGAGTTTATTCTGCATCTCTCTTCTCCAACTTTTTCTGGATTCTTTGGATCAATAACTGCTCTTCAGTGGGCATGGGCAAACCCACCGTGGACTCAAATGCAGGCATCGACATCCCCAACCTCACGTGAGTAAGTACCTGGCATTTTCTAAGCGCGTTATACATCTCAATATCTCCCGGAAGCACCTCCTGTATTTTTTTCAATCCCCTTTTCGTCGCAATCTCAGTATCCCCCGTAAAGCAGTTGGTCCGCATCGCACCCTCCTGCGTCATCGCCGGAACCGATGTCTGCGTATCGACCTGCGCATACGACCCCGGGACACCGTTAAAGTGCCTCAAGAAATCATCTTCACTCTGTGCCATGCAACTTCTCCTGGATTCTGGAAATCAGTTCTTGCTCTTCATCGGCCACTACCAGAACGCAACGACACGAAGGCTTTCGATACGCCCGCGTCAACTCATCCGATACCTTCAAATGCGCTTCCCACAGATGGTCCGGAATATTCATATTCGCTGCCCAGTCTGGTCTGCCCTCACCCATAACGCTTCCTCATCTTCTCCTGAACTCTGCCCACCAACTCCGCTTCTTCCGTGGTCATCATCTCCACCGTCCCATCGATAAAGAACGGACCTACTAAGTGCTCATCCAACTCAACCCAATGCGGACCTTCAAAGACATACGCCTTGTTTACATTGCGCACTAAGATTGCGTCCCCTGGGTCCGGGTCGCATGGAACGTCTTCCATCTTTATAACAGGAGGCAGCCACACGAAACCATGTACAGGCGGATCACCCATTCTCTTCCGCACCTTCACACTACTGTGTCCTTCCCCGTTGTTGCGTCCCTATTGTCCGCCACTTCCCCCAGTTCTATTTTTAATCGCAAAATTTCATTAGCCGCTTCTGCGAATTCAGTGCTCTGTGCCGTCATCTCAATGACCAGTCTGTCACGCTCATCGGCCATCTCCTGATAACTCTTCATATACATTTCGGCCTGTTGCTTGAACGTATCCCGCTCGGCCTTGACCTCTTCGAGTTCGTCTTGGAGTTTTCTATTTACCATTTCGTCGGGTGTTCCGTCGCAATCGCAAGACGCGACACCGTAGGGCATCCCGCAATCCGGGCACCACTCCATTATTCTGGACATCATCCCTCGCTTTCATTTACTTCGCGGTACTCGCCACACCATTCATCCTCTTCAACTATTTCCCTGACGAGAGTAATCTCGCCTATTTCATTCGGATTTGCGCTATCCATTCGTTTATATCCACCGCTCGTAAATGTTGGCGGGTAGCGTTTGCAAAACGAATCTCGGTAGTAATAACAATTATTGCATTCTTGTTTTTCCATCACCCCTCGCTTTCGTCGTCACGCAGGATCAAAGCTGTGATTTGTTCATACGCTCGGTCCATCAATAGATATTGCTTGTACATAGCGTCTGAACCGATCTTGGTGTCGTCTATCTCCCAGTATTTTTGTGTGGTC